AGGCGGAGTGCCTCAGCCGCATAAATATCCACGCCTTCCAGGTCGCTGTAATCCTCAGCATGTATGATCAGGCGGTTGACTACCTTTCGCAGGTCATAGTCTTTGCTGTCGAGATCAGTCATCCTTGCCTCAGCTCAAACGCCAGGTGCTTGTCATACGCTCGCTCTTGGATGTAGGCCTTCATCAGCAGGCCTTGTAGTTCGTACAGGATCACGGCGGGGTCCTCCCCCGCGTGGTCTGCCAGTGACGCCGATATGGCGTCACGGAACATATCGATTAGATCTTGGGACTCCGCCTCGCCCAGCAAGCTCATCCTTCACCGTCCCATGCGTTCCTGGTGGCTGCCTGGCTGGCAGCGTTGCTGATGCTCCGGCGGCGTGGCAGCGGGTTTTCTCCACCCAGATACACCCTGAGCTTGTCCAAGAGCCTGTTGACCCGCTGTTTGGCGGCATCCTCCGAGATGCCCAGCTTGCTGGCGATCACACTGCGATCATCCTCGAACGCCCACCTGATCATCTGTAGATCCGCCATGGGTAGCTGCCGAAGAGCCTCGTCGATGTCCATCCACAGGGCGCGGTCTGGATACTCGAACTCGTATGCCTCCCCAGTCTCCCAGGAGTTGAGGATGACGGGAATGGTCTCGCGCAATGTGCGCTTGCTGTAGAAGAACAAATCCTCTGGCTTGTAGCCGAGAACGCTGGCTTTTTCACGCTGTGCGTAGGCACCCGCTGTGCGGACCATCTCCTTAACCAGGCCTGTGAAGTTGCCCCGGGCCTCATACCTGTTGTACTTGTGCGGCTTCTCCAGCAGATCGAGCCAGCAGACCTGTACTAGATCTTCCAGCTCCACGTATCCGTGGCAGCCCGCACGGCCCTGCCGTGCACCCATTAGGATAGCCTTGCCTATGTCTTCCTCGGATAGTGGAGGCGCCGATACGGCGCCTCCCGTCTCACCCTCGAACTGTTGAGCCATTGAGCCTCTTGACGTCTCGGAACCAGCCGAAGCACGACTGGCATTGGTACTGGTTGTAGATCCCTGTCGCGAGTTGCCGCGTCCCACGCGACTGAAAGTGCCCGCTGCCACACTTGGGGCAGCCCTTAATCTCCGGATTCTCATCGTACAGAAGAACATTGGGGTGTGAGGGAATCCACGGCAGCATGCGGTTGTACAGCTCTTCAGTGATCACCGTGTCCGTTTCACAATACTGCTGGAAGCGCTCCCATGCTTCCGGATCCCCGTTCATTACCTTCGGCCAGAGTGCGAAACCCTCATGCTTGACCTTCTGACCGATCTCCAACTGCTGAACGATGTAATCCAGCTTGTTGGACAGGAACCGGAACTGCTTCTTGGCGACCTTGTAGAGGTCAACCTGCTCAAAGGGAGATGGCGGTTTGAATCCCGCCATCCACAACTCACGTCGGATATGCGGCACATCGAAGGACTGCCCGTTGTAGTGGACAACCACGTCGGCTTCGTCCAGAACATCCCATACCTCTTGGAGCATGTTCTCGCCACGGTGGAACTGTACTGGTTCGCCGTGCCACTTGGTGGCCATACACAGCATGTATGGGTCTTGCACCACCTGGTCGATACTGTGGTTCTGGTTGTACATGCCGAAGGAGTAGACGATGGCTGGTGCTGTCTCGATGTCCAGGGTGACGACCCTCATCCAAGCATCAGGTTGATTGCGCAACCAACCAGGACTCCGAAGACTATTCCCCAGGCAAGCTGCTCATACCACTTCACTTGATCTCCCCGCTGTCATAGTCCGGAAGGGTCGCAACGAACGCGCTTTCCTCATCGTCATTGTCAAACCACTTGGCCCCTCTACTCAACTGTGCCACATGCGCCGCCTGAGCGGCCCTGGAGGCTTCCTCAGTGGTCGCCTGGACTGCGGTACTGGACCGATCCTCCCAGGCCTTCTGAAGCTCTGCCAGCTCCTCAGCGTCCACCGTGCGGACTCTCTCCTGTAGAGGCTTGCCTTCCCACATGGCCATCTGGAGTTCCTCAAAGACTTCTCGTAGGGTGTCGTTGCTCGTTGTCTTGCGGATTCTCCAAGTGGTTTCCTTGGCACCGTCTGTCACCCTCAGGGTGAGGGTGGCCTTCTCAGCCTCCCAATTGAAACTTTTGCTCGTCACTCGCCGTCCATCTCCTCATCTTCGTCCGGGTACTCCCAATCGTAGACCAGCGAGTCCAGGATGTCCTGAACTGCGGCGAACTCCCGCTCTGCCTCGCGGAAGCGCTCGTACAGCTCATTGGAAATCACTATAGGGCCGTACGAGCTGTGATGCAGCTTCACATCGTACACGTAATGCTCTCCGGACGCCACGTCCGTGTTAATCCAGACCTTCATCTAGCCCGTTCTCCTTGAAGAATAGTACCAAGTCCCAGGCGCCGTCTGCGACGATGCGGTTGTCTTCAGCGCCGAAGTGTCTGCACACCCAGTCCATGAAGTCTTCCTTGTACTCGAAGTATCTCACGGCCTGTTCGGCTATCTCTTCCCAATAGTCTACCTTGTCCGTCTCCATGATATCAAGCCGGTGAGGGTTGAATTTCACCATGGGGTTGAATGGGTAGTCACCGTAGAAAGCGATCAAAATACTCACCCCCTTCCCGGAGGTACATGCTGTTCACGTCTTCGCCCTCCGGAAGCTGAACCGCTTCCGTGCTCTGCGGGAACTGGTCGAGGAACTTTCGGATGAAACGAACACCAGCGGCATCACCGTCTCCGAAAACCACCACTCTTTGAAAGTCTTCAAAGAGTCGGTGCCAGTGCTGCTTCCAGGATTCGGCTCCGGGGAGTCCAACTGCCGGGTGTCCAAGCTGGCGTAGAATGAGCCTGTCCAGCTCCCCTTCAGTAACTGCAATTGTGTCCCCTGCGGAAACCAGGTCATCAACGCCGTATAGCCGAAGAGTCGCGCCAGGTCGTCCAAGGTACTTGGGACAGCCCACTTCACCGCAGTCATGGTCCCTGATGCATCGGTAGCGGAGATCGACAACTCCACTCCTTGTGGCGTAGGGTATGCTGAGACGCTGAAAGGCTGCATCGGGGTCTCCGTGAACTGGCTCATCTACCACCCCTAGTCGGGCCGAAACGGCTGTGGCCTCTGTAATTCCTCTGCCTTCCAGGTACTCGGCTGCCACGTGTAGATTGTTCTGGTACCGCCTCGTCTGGGTCTCCAGCAAGCTCCTTGCTTCTGGAGTAAGCGTCTGCAAAGCTCAGTCCTCCCTGCCTCACTAGAAGGCCTACAGCATCACCCTTGACCTCGCAGGCCAGGCACTTGAAATAGTAGTCGTTGTGCCAGGCAGACGCATGCGCGTCATCGTGGAAGGGGCACCGCAGCTTGGAGCTGTATGGTGGTACCTCGACACCGAAGTGCCCCTCCAGCACGGGAACAATCAGGAACCTAGCGGAGGCTGGCAATGGGCTCAGTCCAAGCGTTCGTACGGCCCTGCTCAAGGTCTTCAGGGTCGTCAGTGACCCACGCAACAGATCCGTAGATAGCAAGAACGTACACCGCGACTTCTTCGCCTATCACGCCCATCTCCCGCCACTGGCCAGATTCGACAGGCCCTCTCTTCTTGGTGAAGGTTACTTCCACGTCCCACTCGTTCAGACCGAACGCCTCTTCCGGCTCTGGTACAGAGCCAAACAAATTCCAGTGCGGGAATTCGTAACCCTGATCGAGAACGATCCGCTGGGGGTTCTTAAACGTCTTCTTCTCAGTCATCCTCTTCGCCCTCCACGAAATCCTCAAGGAACATTGTGATGATCGCCCTACCAATGGGCTTGCGAGGTGTCTTGATCACCAGCGCAGGTACGGGACGTTGTTCCATGCCTCGGGCGCGTGCGTACTGCTCTGCCTGCTTCCTGGCGTCTTCGAGTCTTGCTCCCAGTGAAGCTGAGGTATTGGCGTCCCGATTGGCTTTGAGCTGTAGGATGAACTCTGAGTCGCCAAGAACAACGTCTCCCTCATCAGGGACAGTTCGTGCAATGCGCGATGCAATCTGGCCTCTGCTTCGCAGATAATCAACAACGTCTGTTTCAAAATCGGTCCCTCGCCGCTTGTTGGCATTGGCCACTACTCCAGCTCCTCTAGCGTGGCAATCGTCGGATCAATCAGGAACTGGATACTGCTGTATCCAGTAGCATCGGCGAAGCCGTTGCGATTCTTCACAGGTGCAATGTAAAATGTGTTGCCATCGTATGCTGTAGTCAACACCAGCACCGCAAACTTGTCCACCTTCTGCAAGAGTGCCTTCTTGCCCTGTGTCGGATTACCCGACTCGTTCTCACTGGTGTGGTGGGCGATGATGATGCAAGAGCCGGTTTCCCGAGCCAGCTTGTCCAAGTATTTGACAATAGACTCTAGGGAACCCCCTCCATCCTCATAGTAGTCCACCTTGAGCAGGATATCAACCACCACCAGGTGGGGCTGCTCACCCCACAGCTCCTCAAAGGCCATCATCTCCTCCTCGATGTCCTCCAAGGAGGGCGAGGGATCAAAGGACCAGCGCACCCAGTCCATGTCCGACAGCTTCTGTGAGGCCCACTCAGGGTCTTTCAGAGCCTTCACGCGCATGATGTGACTGTCCTGCTTGGTGCGCCTTGAAAGGAACCGTGAGATGGTGTCCATCTCGTTCGTGTCATTGCTGATGTAAAGGGTGGGGATCTTCAGATCATCCACCAACTGGCCGAGAAACATGGACTTCATGGACCCGCTGAGCCCTGCCACGATGGCAGTGCTGCCACGGTAGAAGTGGATCCCTCGATCCTTGAAGGATCGGAAGACATCAGGAAGGGGCTCACCGTTCGTGAGCCCCCGTCTAACTGCTCTCGCAAGCTTGAATGACAAGCTTACTTCTCCGCCCAGGAGCCATCCTTGTTGTGCCAGAAGGTCTTAGCGTAGCACTTGGGCACAGGGCACGCAACGCGTGCAGAGATGGTGGTACCATCACGCTTGGTGAAGGGCTCCACGTACACCAGGTCGCAGTTGTGCACCGGGCAGGTGCCCGAGGGAATGTCCCCAGCAGGGGCGCTGGCGGCCTGCGGAGCAGGCTTGGACCACCCACCCGTAGAAGCCGCTGCGGGCGGCTTAGCGAAGCTCTGAGAGCCCCCGAAGGCCTTGGCGAACTCCTTAGCCTTGCGGGCTGTCAGGTCCATCAGCTCCGTGTACTCGTCACTGTTCAACTGCGCAATAGCATCCGCAACGTCTGTTGCGTGCAGCACGATCCAGGGCACTTCGAAACCGGCACCCGCCTTGCTGGTAACCACCACACCGTCGCGGTCTGGTTTGCCGGTGTGCTCGACAACCGGCGGCTTGTCCTCCCACGGGTCGGGGGACCCGTCAACCTTCTTCGTAACCAATTTGCTCTCCGTGTCTTGGGTTGAGACGGTCATAGCTTCTTGTAGCAGTTGTATCGCCAGAGGCGAGGTAGCAAGCTCTTGCAACTCCGCAAGTGCCACAGTTCTTTCCTCGGTTTGGGAGGAAAACTCCGGACTCAAGCCCATCGTACCACTCCTTCGCCAGCTTATCAACAGTGGCTAGTGTCCAGTTGGACACGTCCATCTCGTAAAACTCATCGTCCTTGAACATGTAGTTGTAGGCCTGCACAGTCACAGGTACACGCAGATCTACAGCCACACTGCGGCTAATGTAGTCTCGAAGCAGAGCTGAGTAGATGCCTAGCTGCTGGTCGGAGTCAGGTCGTGTACTCCCGGTCTTGAGATCTACGATCTCAAACAGGTTTCCTATCCTGCTCACTCGGTCGATATACGCCTTGACCTTGATCCCAGAGGGCAGCGTGGTAGAAACATCTAGCTCCACCCACTTCCAGGTTTGCACCCGGTCAGCCCACTGCTTCACATACTTGGAACCCTGCTTCAGCCAGTGCTCGTAGCCCTGCGCTCGCGCACCATAGCCTGCCTTGCGCCATTCGTTGTGGTCCGGGTGTGTCTGTTCTGCCTTGACTACCTCGTCCTGGAAAGCCTTGTAAAAAGCCAACTCGGGGGCATCGTCCCATTCACCCTTGTCCAGCCACTCTGTGGCTGTATGCACCGCACTCCCACCGAGAAGCCACCACGAGGGAACCTCCTCGACGCCCAGCTTCTTCAGCTCGAAGGCCTTGCCACAGCGGATGTAGGAGCTGATGGCTGAATGGCTGGTGTGCTTCGGTATTTGAAATTCAATCATCTATCTCCTGGATTTTTCCGGCTCGCTTGCTGTAATGGAACAGGGTCCCACCGAAGATTCCCACAGACCCAGAATCCCTGGCTGCTTGCAGACAAGCCTCACGCACAGGGCACTGTGGGCAGAACTTACGCCACTCGGCGTCCGGCTTACGATACTCCCTCTCGGGGTAGTGCGCCTCTGTAAAGAATACCGAGGGATCAGCGTCTGCGCAAGCCGCTTGCTCAACCCACACAGGCTGCTCGTTGAACCAGCCATGGAGCACTGTGGGACTGCTGTTGGTCTTGACCCCCGACATGCGCGGGGGTTGGTGGAGGTAAACGATCTGGTCCTCCGTGAGGCCCTTGTAGAACCACTCCCGGTACCGGCCCTCATGCAGCAGCGTCTCGCTGCGTGTCTCGTAGGGGTCAACTATGTTCTCGTTCTGGGGGCTGCTCATGTCCAAACACTACCACGGTGTGTCAAGCCCCGGGCAGTATCATGATAAGTCGGACATCCTTGATGTCCTGTACGACCACCAGGAGTTCGGGTGGACAGCCACAGGGGGGCTGTGTATACTTGGCTCTTAGAGGGGTTGATGAGGGAGCCTGTGGAGGCTCCCTACGTACTGTACCACATAGGTGAGAAGGCTACCTAGGCGGTAGCCTTAAGTATACCGCAGGGGCGCGTGAGGCGCCCCCTTGACACACCATGCTAGGGTGGAGCCATGAGACAC